TTGCAACTATTCTGGGCAACATCAAACAAGAATCTAAGTTCATCCCCAACATCTGTGAAGGGGGTGCTCGTGTAAACTATGAAGACTGCCATGTTGGTGGTTATGGTTTAATTCAGTGGACTTCCATCGGTCGTTATCGGAACCTTGGTAAGTTCGCTACTAAATATGAATGCAACCCCAGCACTCTGGAGTGTCAAACTCGTTATATGATTAACGAGAGCACATTCCAACGATATCTACCTGAGTTTGAGGGTAGAGGTCAAACTGTCCATCAATACATGGTTCCTGCCTATTACTGGTTAGGATGGGGCATCAAAGGTCATAGGGAGACTTATGCCTACGAATACACAAAGCAACTGGTTCTGTCATGATTAAAAAAGCACTAGAATCCATTAAAGAAATTTTTATCCCTGTGAGATCAATTGCTGATGACATTGTTGTCAACATGGACGGTGGTGTAGGTGGGTCTTGGGAAGTCAAGTGCTCTATTGATGATGAGGAGATTCCTTGTGAACAGTTGCAGGAACCAGATTATATTGGAGTTCCTGCTCCTGCATATCTTGTAGATGATCCTTGGTTTGGTCCTGCTCCAACTTATACGGATAAGCAAAAGGACTACATGGCAATTGAAGCAGAGTATAAAGAACAAGAACAATCATCATCTTCTAGTGTAGAGTCTCAAGACATTCATGAGATGATGTATCAAATTGCTACACGAACTGGTAGTCCAACTACTCTTCAACTCGATCCTCCTGGTGGATCTGAGAACTTCCATGAAGGACCTGGTGGTTGGCATTCTGGAACTGGTTACAATCAATTTCGCGAAGACTGAACATGAGCAACGTACCTACAGACGCACTTAACGATTGGGGTCATAATGACCTTGAGGGATTTGCTAACTATATCGGATCCCCCGTACAGCACATTAAAGATCTTGCCAAGAAGAATCAAAAAGAGATTGATAAGGCAAATGGACAAGAGGTGGTTGACGAGGAGGAGACCACCTGATATAATAAAAACATGGTTCAGTAGCTCAGTTGGATAGAGCAACTGCCTTCTAAGCAGTCGGTCGCTGGTTCGAGTCCAGCCTGAATCGCCTTGGGGAATTAGCTCATTCGGTAGAGCGCCTGCTTTGCAAGCAGGAGGCGAGCGGTTCGATCCCGCTATTCTCCATTATGTACTACTTCCCAGACACTGAATACATTTACTCAAGTCTTATGAGTGGGTTTTTTACTAAAGAAGAAGTTAATCCTAAACTGAATGAACTCTGCATTAACTATGAAAAAGTTAGGGATGAGTATAGAGCAGTAAAGGATCAATTAGTATATACTAATTGGAACGGAAACAACGAATATACTACAATTGAAAAAAATCCATATGATGGTTGGAAGGTTGCTGCACTATTTGGACAGTATCATCCTGCTATGGATATAGCAAAACTTGAACAAGTTTATGATCAAGCGGTCTATGTTGATCATGATCATGAGATTGTCTATACACAGAATGCTGTAATGATGCCAACTCTATTCAAACTGTGTTTAGAAGCGGGTATTAGGCAACGCTGTGGGGTTAGTGTTCTCGATCCTGGAAAAGTCATTGATTGGCATACCGATCCAGATCCGACTCCAGATGATGATTTGATTATTAGAGGACTATGGGGAATCGATATCAACCCTCAAAACCAAGAGACCTGTCAAATACTTTTGAATAGTAAAGTTGATGGTGTGATCAATGAAGTGATGATGAATAACAGGATGCACTTCTTCTGGGGAAGAACACAGCACCATGTATTCAGTAATCTATCTACTCCTAGAGTTTGTCTCTGTTTTGATAATATTGTCCCCCGACAGAATCTTCTCTAAATAATAAACAACCGAAAAGGTGTATATGCGACAGTCACTACTACTAGCGGCATGTTTAGCACCACTTGGAATAATCTTTATTATTATGAAAATTGCTGTTTGGATGTCTGCAGTCAATGCTGAACAGGATTATGTCAGAAAAGAACCTTTACGACAACGAGGACCCTTCGTGGCAGACGCATATGCAGATGTTGATGAAGAGGAAGAGGAGTATGGAGATCGCACAGATTATCGATGATGCACTTGAGGAGTATTATTCTGAGCAGGGTTTACCCGTTCCAAATTGGAAACAGAAAAAAGACCCTCAGTGGTGGACTGATTACCTAAATGAACTGGGTATTGACAAGGACAACCCTTAGTGTTATACTTTCCACATAATCCTCTTTAGTTCAGCGGTAGAACGAACGACTGTTAATCGTTAAGTCCCTGGTTCGATCCCAGGAAGGGGAGCCATGCTTGATTAGCTCAGCGGTAGAGCATCTCGTTTACACCGAGGCGGTCGGCGGTTCGATCCCGTCATCAAGCATTTATAGGAAAAGACAATGTTAGTAAGATGTAAAGTATGCAACAGAGAGTTGCGTAGCACTAATAAAGTGCAATGTTGTGGGTGTTCAAACATGATGAAAGTCGTGGATGACACTGTAGGTGCCATGGATCTATCTCAAGTTGTTATTGTAGAAGGAATCAAGGACAATAAAAAACCAGACACACTATCAAGAGAGGATAGGGTCTGGCAAGAGAACCGACGTAAACGTAAGGTTCGTAGATTGGATTTTGATGTCAGATAGGATGCATATCTAGGTCTTCACCAATAATTGCATATTGCATACCGTCTGATTTTACCTCTCCAAATTTAAATACTTTTTTAGAGAGAATACTTCTCTGGAATGTTCCCTCTTGTTCTGATTCTGGGTTGAATCCCTTATCAAATTTAATTCCTAGTGGGTGGGACACAATGATGTCACCAGGTTGTGCGCGAATACCTTCCAACCATTCACCCTTTAGAATTAACTTCCTGAACCTTTTGAATCCAGATACAAGAATACGTGCTCGTTCTGTTGCACTAAACTCTTGAGGATCGATAACATACTCTGCTTCCCATCCCATCTCACCAACTCTTCCAGGATCACCATATTTGATGTTGGTAATCAGGTCGTGCATCTTTCTGTCAATGTCTTCTCTTGCAAACCCAGACATGAAAAGTGACTTTAATCCTACAGCAAGATAACTTTTTTTACTGTAATATGGGACAATGAAGGGACAAAGATTTATTTGCTTACCTTCCGCTATATAGGGAATTTTGATTTGCAGTTTGTCACCAGGTTCAAACAATTCCTCATCGGTAAAGTAACCCATTTCCAATAAATACTTATCAATAACTTGCATTAGATTTACACAATTATAGTCATTATACCATGTCTATAAAATTTAATCTTTATTACATATTTGTATCGACATGATACGTTGACAGGTTAATTTTTTCTATATAGACTTTATAAGTAAACGTAGCACTGTGCCTTAATGGATCCATCTACTACATACACGTCTTCTCTTATTGGACTTTATGTCGCAATATTAGTTATTCTACTAATGATTGCATATGGTGGAGTTGAGGGTACGTTGAGAGTCTTTGCTTATCTAGACCTACAATTTAGATTTGCCATAGTCAGAATTCGGATGTTCTTCATTGAGAGGAAACTGAGGAGGAGACTTTTAAAAGACACGGAAGACTACACTAAACTAATCAAGGAGATTAAAGATGACCAATGACAGGGAACTCTCCGACCTCAAACTTGAGAGGAAGGAATGTCCTAAGTGTGGTGCTGTCTGGATAAATGGAGAGCACCGATGGTCTGGAACAGGCAACAAGGGAAGTGAGTTGGACCTGGCAGGATTGGTATGTAACAAGTTGGGTGATTACCAATGTATTAATCCCATGAAGGGAACAGAGGGTGGTGATACGTGGGCAAAGCGTTTAGAAGACCTTGAGAAAAAGAGTGAGCAAAGTGATGTCAATCTTTAAGAAACCACCCCCGCCAGTTAGTTATGCAACTAAAGAAGAAGTTCAGGAGATGATTGATGATGCAATACGCAAACATAATCGTAATGCTTCAATTATCTCTATGTGTGTTGGGTGGGTTGTTCTTGCACTTTTTGCTGAGGGTTTGCTTCGACTTATTGGAGTAATTGATCCGATATTCCCATGGCTCAAAATCACATTATAGATTGGATAGGTGTAGTACTCCTATTTGTTTTTGGAGTAACTATGATATGTCAAGGACACTTCATTTATCATCAAAAACATGGATACTCCAGAAAAGAAACCGAAAACCCAGAAGCAAGAGACAGAGTTAGAAGACAAATCGAAAAAGCGATCAGAGGAGATCGCTAAGATGATTCATCCTCATGATGATGAACCTGATCCAACAGCATACATGGGGAACTATAACTTCCCACAAATGTTGTTTGCCTTTTGTGTTGGGTTTTGTACTATGTTCGTCTTGGCAGTGGATGAGATAAATGATTTTAAAGGATGTCCAGTTCCAGAATACTTTTTAAACGAAAGCGGAAGATGAATCCAGACGAGAAGAGAGAGTTTTACAAAGGATTGAAAGAGAGAATCAAGCAACTGAGGATGGGTCATCTATTTGAAGAACCTTGCCCACTATATGAACCAGAGTGGGAAGAAGATTAT